CGCCCAGAAATCCAAAGAGGTTGCAGTCGAGTATGCGTCAATAACGATGTCGTATCGGTTCGCCGCGATGATCGCGCTCAGTCCGGCATAGGTAGGCTCACCAACGCCGCCCGCCAGTTTTCCTTCGGTGATCGAGATCGCGCCGGGAAATGCCTCGCCTGCGAGGTGATTAAACCGAACGTCAATCGAATTTCCGATCAGGCCAACGTGCTTCGCAGTAAGACTGAACGTTGTTCCGGCGCCGGATGCAGTGACCGGTAGGTTAGTGTTCGCGTTGACCGCGTCCATGATTGCTAGACCTGTCGTTGCGGTATCAACGGATGCTTGAACCGTCATTCGAACCCCTGCAACGTAAACATAAACTGTTCCAGGGGTCGCAATCGTTCCTGAAACCGTGAAAAGCCCAGCCGCGGCTGACCCTCCAGGGAGGTTGACAGTCACAACGTCGAGCGGCACACCCGCGCCAGAATCGAAATAGCCGGCGGCCATTAAATGCGCTGTGGATCCCGCACCGAAATCTTCGGCCGCCTGAGTCGCGGAGGTTGTCGGGCGAATAACTAGATTGCCAATCGGGCTACCGGTTTTTTTCGTGCCGACGATCAGAGCTCGAAACGGAAATACGCCGGGGCCTTGCTGCGCGACGACGGGATCGACCTCGGCAAACGCGCCGGGGACTCTTAGGGTAAGTGGAATCTGAGAAAAACCGGGCATTTTTAGAGCTCCTCACCGGCGGGGGCCGGTTCATCAGTGGTGGTGGTGGTGGTGGGGGTGTAGGGGACGATCGAGATCGAGCCGTCGTTTAGTCGGCGCTGGAAAAACACACTCCAGACGACAGTCGTCGCGTTTTCGATGTTCAGCATCGAGATCGGATCGCGAACTCGAGAGCCCTCGATTACCTCGACGACGACCGGATCGCCGACTTCCGGCGTAAATGCTGGGGCGGGGGTAGTTGTCGGCATTTGATCGAGCTCCTGAGAGTGGCCGTCGAGGATCGCCTGAGAGCGACGATCTCGAGCCGGCCGGTAGGTTTAGACCTGGACGCTCGGCACTAGGGGAGCGTCTCGTCGTCCTGCGCTTGAGGCGGGTCTGGGAACAACGTGTTCCCGATTCCGCCATAGAGTTGGTAGTCGACGTCGATTCCAGTGAGATCGACCAGCTCGCTATTGTCGAAGTATTCGGGGACGTAGAACCCGATCGAATACTCGAATACGCCGAGCGCCTGAAGCCTAGAATTTTTGTTGTCGACTCCGGCGGTGTAGGAGTCGAATCCCCAGTCGAGAAACTGTTTCGACATCGCGGTCGGGGTTTGCGGCTCTTGCAATGCGTGAAGATCGATCTCGATCCGCTTTTGTGTTGCGATTGCAAGCGGATTTAATGCGTCGAGGACAGCCGCCGCCGGATCGCCGGAGGGATTCGAGACCGGAAAGGCCGACTCAACCAAAACGTAAACTTGAAGGGTTGCGTCTTGAATCCAGGCGCGAGGAGCTTCGGCGGTTGTCTTCTCGCGGAGCTGGATTCCCGGAATCGCAAGCGAGACAAGTTTGTCGCCGGCGACTCGTTTGTCGATGTCGTTGAGGCGGGGCGCTTCGATGTCGACGCCAGTGAAATCAGCGTGAACGGCCCACAGTGCGCGGAGCGAAGCAAGGAGCGTGTTCGCCGCCTCTATCCCGGTGAGGTTTGGCACAAGTTAGGCCTCCAGGATCTGTATCAGATAAAAACCGCCGTCGACATCTTCGGGCTCGATCGTTTGAACCCGGTAAGTCGTCGGCGACTTTGAGGGGATCTCGACCACGTCGAGCAAGTTGATTTTTGCGCGGTCTTCTTTTGAAACCTGAAGATTCGGATCAGACCCGACGATCTCGGTTTCGCCATATTGCGACGTGTCGAGGCCTGCAACGCGGAGAGCTCCATCGTTGAAAATCGCAGAGACGGCGAACGGGGAACCGCCTGCGACCGGCGAAATCGTGCAGACCTCGCCGAAGTCTTCGACGAAGGTCCGCCGGTCGCGTGCGGTTTCCGGGTTCACTACTTCGAGGCCTTCGCGGCGCTGGCCTTCTCGGTCGCGGACTTCTTCGACGCGCCGCCGGACGCCTTGACGCTTGCCTTCACGCCGGCTCGGAGCTCGTCGTCGATCGCGATTTTCCCGCTACGCTCGAGGCGCAATGCGAGGTTGTAGTCGAGCTCGACGTCGTCGCCAACTTCAACAATTTCATGCTGGCCGGTCTTCTTGTTCTTCTTGGTTCCGACGAATCTCTCGCGTGCTGTGACGACGAGCGTGTCGGGAATCTCTTCAGGATTGCCTTTTGCCATTGGTGCCGGTCCTCCGGTGGTAGTGCGATGAGGTGAAGAAAAGCGGCGCCCTCGAATGAGAGCGCCGCCGGTCCTCGTGGTGATTGCCATCTAGCCAGGCGATCAGGTGGTCGTGTTGACTTCCTGAGAGGCCGCGAATGCGTCCTCGTGGCGAGCCTTGATGTCGGCGTCCTGAAAGACTCGCAGGATTGTCGCGCCTTCGTCGCCATCGGTGTAGATGTCGGGGAAGAGGTCCATTGAACCCCATTCGCCAATCAGCAGTTGATCCCATGCGCCGTAAATGATTGCGGACAGGATTGTTCCACTTGCGGCCTTCACCAGATTGCTCGGAACTTGTTCCGATGCGACCATTCGTCGACCGATTGAGCGATCTCCCGGCTCCGCGAGAATAAAACCATTCTCACCGGTGCCAGACTTCGGGCGGGCCATCAGATGCGCCCAGGCGTTGGTCGACACTGCCCAGCCGAGCGAGCCCTGGTCGGCGTTTGCCGACTTGACCGCACGAACGAGCTCGACCTGATTGCGCCAGCTCTGCGCGCCGCCGTTTGCGCCGAGCGATAGGCCTGCGCCAACGCCTGGCATGTTCAGGATCCCTTGCGGAATCGCGCCGGCTCCCGATCCGGAGATCGCCGCGGAGTCAATCCCGAGAGCGATTGCCGAGGCCAGGTCGGCCCGAACGAGTGCCTCGATCGACGGTGTCGCCTGAAGCATCATCCGCCGCGTGATCTTGCTCTTTGCGGTGAGTGTCTTCGGGCGAAGCGAGACCAGGTCGAGGGTCAGATCGGCGTCGACTGCCGAGCCACTTTCGGCGACCCAAGAAGCGGCGCCGCTTGTGATCTGCCGCGTAATGTCGGTATTTCCGACAAGGCCGGGCAGCATGGTTGCGCCGAGCTCGAGAACGACCGAGCGGTTTCGCAGGATGTCGATGAACGAGCTCGCGAGCAGGTTCGTCGAGATCATGTTCCCGCCAGTTGTGCCAGCGGTGACGGCGCGAAGGACTGCTTCCATCGCTCCCTCAGATCCGCGAGGCATCAGCGGAGCGCCCAGCAATTCGCGAGGCATGAACAAACCGCGAGGCCGACCGACGCCTTCCTTCGAGGAGATCGAGGCCGAAACCTCGCGCTCGAAAGGTGCGAGCGACGGGTCGTCGAAAACGATCGACTGGCAAGCGCGAAGAATTGAATACTGATTCTGCGCTTCCTCGGTCGACATTCCGGTTTCGTTCGGGTTGCCCTCTATTGAGGGATACTCGCGCTGGCCGGTCGGGGTCTTGCCGCCGGGCGTGTCGCCGGCGAGCCAGAGCTCCTCGCGGAACTCGGCGAAGGTGACGCCGGCGCCGATGGCCTTCGAGGCCTTGTCGCTTGCGTTGAACTTAGAGCCGAGCTTCGTGATGTTTTCGATCCGGGATCGCTCCGACTTCTCGGAGTCGAGGGCGGCCTTCTGCGAGATGCGAACGACGTCGCTCTCCGTTAGGCCGGTGACCTGGGCGCGAGGTTCCGGCGACCGGGCCGCGTCCATTTCGATCGGTGCGTCGTCCGAGAGCTTCAGGTGAAGCGCCTCGTCGAAGTCTTCGGCGCGGATCGACTTGATCTCGCCAGTCTCGAGTAGTGCTACTCGCAACATGATTTCTTTTCCTTTAACCCTGAGCCGTGAGACCTGGGTTTTGTGTTGTGCGAAGGCGTCCGCCCGATCCGCTAGTGCGGGGAGCTCGGCCTCGCGACCGATGCCGACAGTCCCGTCAGCAGGTATTGCAACGGTGGAGACCTCGAGAGGTGTCCACCTGGTCACTCGATATTGGTCGAGTCCGGCGACCGTTTTCTCGAGGACCATTTCGTTGACCAGGTAGCCAACCGAGACCTTCGTCCGGATCCGCCCGGAGACCTCGACGCGCTCCTCTTCAGCCGCGCCACTTTTTCCAAAGCGGGCGCGCACTCGGCCGGTTTTGCTTTCAAGCCAGGCCTTCTCGACCACGCCGATCTGAATCCGCGTGTCGTGATCTTTTAGAAACGGGGCTCCGTCGTTTAGTTGCGACAGGTCGACCTCGGTCCGTTTGTGTCCGAGTATCTCGAGCCCGAAGTGTCGCTCGTAAGGCGTCTCACTTGAGAAGCTGAACTCGACGATCTCGCCGTCGTCGTCGCTCCCGTGTGCCCGTTCTTCGATAACGAATGAGCGGGTTTGCAGTCCGAGCTTGACGGTCTTCTGATTTCGGGCCAGCCGCTTAGGGTGCATTTTCTTCCTCGAGGTCTTCCGGCTCGTCTTCGTCCGGGGCCGGTGGCCCTGGGTTCGGAGTCGGCGGCGGCGAGTCGGTCGGCGCCTTGTAGGGGAGGAGCTCCTCGAGCTCGAACTCTTCAGCCAGGTCGATTTCGAGGCGGAGCTCTTCAAGGTGATCGCGGAGGTCGCGGCCTTGACTCTCTAGGATTCGCGAGACCGTGGTCGTGCGGTTTTCGAGCTGTATTTGATGGCCCTTGGCTTCCTTCGCCGGGTCGACCCATTCCCAGCGTCGACCTTGCCAGCGATGCTCTAGGAACTTCTCTAGTTTTTGAAAGGGAAGGCCCTCGAGCTTGCCCGAGATGATCGCGGTCGGAAGCCAGTTTTCGAAGACCGGGCGACAGACAATGTCGATTATGAGCTCTTGCTCTAGCCGCCATTTGTCGCGCTCGGTCAGTTTGCCGTCGCGGAGGCTCGAGAAGTTGACGCCCTCGAGATCGTTCGCGCCGGCGTTGTAGCTGGCGCCGCCGACTGCGAAGAATGCGCGGAGCGAGTTTTTGACGAAGTCGCCGAAGGCGGAGTTCGGGTGAGTTGGGTCCCAGGCTTGGAACTCTTGGCCGGCGCCGAGCTGGTCGATCGTGCCGGGCGTGAACGACTCCGAGATCTCGGATGCATCGTAGTCGGCGTCCGCCTCGCCCTCGTATTCTGCGCCGTCGCCCGAGGTAATAAACCCCATCTTCGAAGCGCCTGCGCGAGCCGCGACGAGCTCGGCCTCTTCGTAGCCGCCGAGTTGTTGCAATCGTCCCATGCCGGCCTCGAGAGCGGGGAGCCCTCGCGACTGGTCGATTCGTTTCGCGTCGTATAGGTGGACGATCTCCGCCGCAGGGATGCGGAAGGTCCGGTCGACTTGGAGTTGACTCTTCGCGGCGCCGGGGTGCCGGTCGTGAATCCAATAGGCGACCGGGCGGTCCCACTTGTTGCGCTCGATCCCCATGCGGATCTCGAGGCCGGTGTCTGGATTGATCCGGTTCAGGCCGAGCGATAGTCGGTCGCCCTCGATCAATTCAACCTGAAACCCAAACGATCCGAAGTCGCCGCCGCGATGAAATCGAAGCAACGACTCTCCGTCGCGCTTGTAACTGACCGCGAGGAGCTGGAGAGCGGTTTCCCAAGAGTGCCGGCCGCAGACCGTAGGGGTTCCGCGCTTGCCCCATTCTGCCCAGCCGCGACGAATGCGGAGGTTCGCGTCGCGGTCCGGTTTGATCTTGCCGTCTGGGAGTTCGTCGAATACTCGCGGCACTAGGCGAATCCCGGCATCGCCGAGCACGTT